AAAAAAAAAAAAAAATTCAAAAACAAAAAAGGTAAATTTCCGAATTAACTAGTTAACTTTTAATTATGCCCAAATTTGGCAAGAATATTAACGATTATAAACAAAAGAAATTATCATTCATAGACTTTAAAAAAGAAGAAGACTCTGGATCAGATACGGAAGAAGAGGAAATTAGCTCAGGAGAATCACTCGGAGAGGAAGATACTGACCAAGGATCAGATATTGGAGAACTTCCTGAATATTCAGATACAGAAGACGACGAGCTTATTGACACGATTGAGCATTTCGAAGCAATACAAGAAAACATCAGCGATCTACACAAAACAATTGGAGAACTTAAATCAGAAAATACAAGAATCTCAGACAATATTGGATTACTTAAACAATCAATTGACACTCTTATCCAAAGAATAGAAAATGGCACGAAGAAGTTACAAAAGAAGATATAAACCTTACGGTAGAAGACCTTATATGGGATTTAAAAAAAGAGGAAGAAGATCCATGGCACCTAAAAGAACTGGAGGGTTTTATGGTGCAAGATCAAGAATGATTAGAGTTGAAAGGAAAGTAGTAGATGTATGGAGTGATGTTACAGCAATCAACAGTACAGTTATTGCCCCTATCCTATTAAATTCAACTGCTGCTGGTTCAGACTTTACCGATCGTATTGGAAGAAAAATTCAAATGAAATCAGTACAAATGAGAGCAAATATTAGATTAGACCCTACTTCTACTAATATTAATCATGCATGTGCTACTCGCTGTATTATCTATTATGATAAACAATGGAATGGAGCATCATTAGGTTCTACTAATATCGCAGATCTACTTGCTAGAGCAGACAATACAACTGATCTCCCAACTATATCACCTGTCAATCTAAATAACAGAGATCGTTATAAAATATTAATGGACAAACATTTAACTATAGACATGGGAAAACAATCAACGACTCTAAAATTCTATAAAAAAATCAACTTAGAAACTGTTTACAATGTCAATACTAATGGAGCTGGAGCAATCCAAACAGGAGCATTACTCTTTTGGTATGGAGGAACTCATGTTGCTGGAGACAACGATGCACAAATGTCATATTTTATTCGTACAAGATTTATTGATGTTTAAGAAACTTCTAGAAACATTAAAGAAAAGATATAAATAAAGTTCATTTTTTATCCATTTGAGATTAAAAAATAAAAATAAATAAATAAATTTCAATTGGGTGAAGAATGAGTTTCATTGTTAAAAATCCGGTTTTATTATCTAACTATAATCTTAAGTATAGAGATCATGCCATTAAAAATCAAACTACTGTCAGTAATGATGTAGAAAATAGATTAGTTATTCCAGAAGGAGTTAACTTCGCTGAAGATGATTTAGGAGATAAAAGAGTTGGTAGAAAAACTAGAATGATAAGATTTGAATTCTGTGCTTATTATCGTACGTTCATTGATCTAGAAACTATATTAGAAATTCCAGATTTTTCAGGTTTTATGTTAAGACATATGTTCTTTTGGGATACCCAAGCTTGGCAAGGATTACCTATCATTGAAGAGATATTAACAGATGGTGGAAATATTGGTACTGTTCCTTATAATATGGTTAATCAAGATAGATTTATTCCTCTCTATGATCGTAGATTCGCATTTGGAAATCTAATTGATAGAGGAGTAGAAGAACTTACTCAATTTGTTGCACAAGGTCATAATCAACATATTGATGAAGGTATCATGGATGTTACTAGTGTATACAAAGGTGGATTAGAAACTATCTGGGGTAGTTCTGATGAAGAAGATATTCAAAATGGAAGATTAATTGAAGTAGACTTAGTAGACTATGCTGCATTTGGTGTAATTAAAGATGGTTGGGTTAGAGTTTGGTTTGAAGATCATTAAGAATATTAACCCTTCCCCCTCCTGCTGCTAACCCTTAACCTAACCCTAACGCTTCGCTGGTGTATGGGCTACCTAACGCTTCGCTGTTGTGCTAATTTGACCTGCGGTGCTTTTCCCTAACCAGGTAGACCTGCGGTGCTTTTCCCTAACCAGGTATACCTGCGGTGCCTATTAAGTATTGCTAACGCTTCGCTGTTGTGAAAATATACCTGCGGTGCTTAGATTAAAAATTAAGTGTTAAAAATAAAAGTTTAAATTAAAATAAAAAAAAAAAAAAAATTAAGTGTGTGATATAAAAGTTTAAAGTTCAACTTCAAAACGGTCTATTAATCGTTTTGGTTGCAAATAGTTGTGTTTTGAAAATGAGTTTATTAAAATAAGATTGGTATAAATTGTTCATCATATGGTTCATAATCGTCATATGGTGATGATAATGTAAATTGTGATTCATCTATTGGTGGTGTTGCTGGTGATCCTGGATAAGATTCGATTTCAAGTTCGCCTATATCTAAAGGTTCAGTTGATTGGTAAGTATGTTCTTGTTCTTGTTCAGTAGTTTCCTTTGGTTTTGGTATAATCTCTATATTATCTATATCTATAGGTTTAGTAAGTTCCATTAGTTTGATTCTTGCATTAAATGTTGATAAAGTATATTGATCTTCTTTACTATAACAATTCTCTGGATAATAATTTGAGCATATTATAAATGGTATATTTGCTTTCTTAAGTGATTGTCCTCCCTTTATTCTAAGTGTTACTTCTGATCCTTGTAATAAGTCATTCATGAAGTGTATTGGTATCTGTCCCACAAACTCGTCCAGAAATCCTAATAGATGTATTCCTTCCTGGTATAAATCGTAGAAAAGTTCCAGAGTAGGCATCTTGTAAACTGGTATGTATTTCCCAATTATCATCACCAAGGTAGTCTTGCAATAGTTGGGTGGCGACTTGAGGTAGAGCTGAGGAGATTTCATGGGTCTTATACAATTCAAGTTCATGTTCAACCAATCTACAATCGATTGGCTTTCCTGTTCGTTCCCATGGTAAAGGATCTCTTTGATACCACTCTTTGATTCTGCTTCTTGTGATATAGCAAGCCATAATTGATATTCCTTGACCTTCTTTAAATTCTGTAATAAGTAACCTGGGAATAGTTGATCTATTTCCATTAAGCTCTTGCCAGATCTGAGCATTTCCGATACTAAGGTCGATTTGGATGTCTTCGCACCTGAATTTGCCAAAGAAGCTGGTACCTTTCCAATTTCTAGATAATTGCCATCTTTGCGAGCGTATTTTATAGTTGCTGGTAGATCTCTGACTGTACCATAATTCCCGTGTTTCCCTACAATGAAGTCGAAAATATTGAGGTCTCTTACCAAGAATTTGCTCTTGAAGGATAAGAGCAGATGTAAATGTGGGGAGCCATCCGCATGAGTCTCTTCCGCTATTATAACAAATAAAAAAGTCTCTGGTGTCCATTGTACTGTTATCGTCTCCTTCTTTTGGTTCTTCTGAGGATGAGGTAACCAAAGATTCGCTTGAGCTTGTTCTTTCTTCACTGAGCATTGAGGATAAGTTAAAAACCAATTCTTTGCTTGTTGTTGTTTAGGCATTAATCTCTTACTATCCACTGATAAATAATCTCTCCTATATGGTCTGGTAATAAGGTATCTTCCCCGTTTAAGCTAATCCACACTCTTCTACAGTTGTTAATAGTTGTAAATTTCACTGTTAGCCAAGTGATAACCTCGTAAGTAGGAGCTGTTTCTTGATTAATCTCTGTGTTCGTAATTTGGACTACTGTCGTACTCAAAGGGTTGTCTAGTGTTCTTTTCATAAAATTGAATAAATTGATTAATAATTGCTAAAAAGCGTTCTTTATTATATTGAAAAGTATGTTGATTGAAAAAATTCAAATGATAAGGATTTTCCTGATTTGGAAAAAATAATAATTCTATAGTAGGAAAAGTTGATTCTAAGAGTTGTTCAACTTGTTCGTCTGTTGTTAATGAATAAGAGTTCATTAAAAATGTAGAATAAGTTTTATTAGTTGAAAAAACTGATTCTGATTCCGCGCTTTGCTGTAATATTAGAGCAAAAGCGCGGAATCAATGTGTATTTATAGGTTTCAGTTGAAATTAGTTTTACTTTTTTTTTTTTTTTTAAATTTCAATTATAATTAAGAAAAATTTCCTCGCAGTATTAACCAGAGAAAAAGATTTAAGATCAGGTCTAAAAAGGAAATAAATTGGGTTAACTTATTCGCTAAATAAAATAAGTGACACGTATATAATAAATTTGTTTTTTGATAAATCAAAAAAAAAAAAAAAATTCAAAAACAAAAAAGGTAAATTTCCGAATTAACTAGTTAACTTTTAATTATGCCCAAATTTGGCAAGAATATTAACGATTATAAACAAAAGAAATTATCATTCAT